GTTGCAACAAACTCTTCCTCAAGGTAGAGAGAAACCTGTGTTGCAATCCCCTTTCCTCTATGGTCTGGATGAACCGTTAATAGAAATGGGTGTCGGATTCCATCGGCATCAAAATACGATGCATGAACGGCAAGAAGCAAACCATCATCACCTCGGAGAAGTGTAAAAATAAGATCTACAGTGGAATCAGTTCCAAAAACCTTAGGTACTTTTGCGGGGAGTGTTAATCTTTCATAACCTGGATCTCCATACTCCGAAAATCTATTCTCCCAGTTTAACCAGTCATTAAAATTATTATCTGGCTCCGTTGGAACCTTTGGCTCCCAAACGCTATTTTGCTCTGCACTGCTCATTATCAAATCTCCGTTCTTAATATTATTTCAGTATATCATACCAAATAACTGTTTTTATCAAGAAATTACAAGCAATAGTTTCCAAGCTTTTCATCGTAACCACAAGCCGCTGGTGGACAGCATGGCTCTGTATGTGTAGGGCAGGTTGGGCAACCACCGCCAGGAGTGACAGCAGGGCTAACTGCAGGAGTAACTGCAGGGCTAACTGCCGTAACTGCTGGGGATGAAGACCCAGTATTTAACAAGTATTCTGTAGTTCCATCAATTACTGCATATAATGCACTTCCTGACCATCTAAAAGCTATTTGATTTGCGCTATATGGGTATACGACAGAATCCGTTTGGACAGCATCACTTGATACAACACCATTAGTGTAAAAACCATATTTATTAACCACTGTTGTATAGGCTGCATTGTCAGCATCTGCAATTCTTAGCTCTTGCCCTTTTAGTGATGAAGAGACTACATGGTTATCAGCAGGGTCTCTAGTTGCAACCACAATCTCACCCGCAGGAACACCGCCATGAGCCGTAGTGGTTGGACCTAAATTTATATATCCAAGAAAAGAATTTCCAGTGTATAAATTAGCGCCAACAATATCAAAAGAAGCTATTGCTCCACTAGTAGCCGTTATCTGCCCTGTTACCGCTAATCCCGCAGATGGGTTAAAATAAAACCCATTACTGCCCGCTGCATTACCCATGACTACTGTACCATTTGCATTCCAATAATTACTAGCGTTAATATACAAAGCACCAGCAGTCAATGTTCCTCTGATAGCGGTATTTGAAAATACAGCATCACCAGAACTTGTTATAGCCCACCCAGATGTTCCTTGAGATGTAATTACATTATTTGCAGCAATAGTTCCGTTAAAATTATTGCTTCTAATTACATTGTTAACAAGAACAAGACTTGCTGATAATTCATCTGCAGTAATCGCTCCTGCAGCAATATTATTTGCAGTAATTGTATTTGCTGCAATGTTATTTGAAGTAATCGTATTTGCCGCAATATTATCTGCAGTGATTGTGTTTGATGCAATTTCTACTGCCGTGATTGAGCCAGAAATTATATTTCTGCTGTTAATAATATTATCTTGCAGTACAATACCTGCTGGCTCAAGAACAGTAGAGTTAATCGTATTAACAACTAATTGCCTAAAGGAATTATAATTATTAACTTGAGCCCGCCTTCTCTCTGGATTATCTCCAACGAAACTTGGATTAAAGTCATAAATGGAATATGAGTCTGTCTTGATTAAGGAAGAGGTAGAGCCATCATGAGAGTGACCACCAGAGGCATAGAAAGAAATTGCATTTTCAGATATAGAATTGCTTGTTGCCATTAAACCACCTTCCTAAGAGTTAACTGATGCTGCAGGGTGTCTCCAACATTTAGTGATTGAGATATCACCCAGTAGTCAGCATTAATTATATCAAAAGAGCTCATTGTTGATATTCTTATTCTATCACCAAGTTGAATCTTTGGAATAGCTGTAGCATTAATATTAAGAATTGGAACAGAGTCTTGTGTTTTAGAGATTATAAAATCAGCTAGTTTCTGAGCATGCACTGCATCGCTAATAAATGGGCTTTCAATAATAACATCCTTTAGTCCATACTTTTTGATTGAATCAGTGTTCAATGCTGATTGCTGAGTAACCTGAGTATTCTGCTCAGTGATAATGACTGGAACACCAGCAATTGATGTAAATGCAACTTTGTCTGTAAGAGGGTTGGTTCCCTCAGCAAATACAATTGTTCCACTCCCGACACTATTTGATGTTGAAATTATTAACTCAGCTCCATAAGGACCAGGTAAAAACTTAACAATCTCAATTTCATCGGGGTCTTCAAATATAATTCCAGTTATGAAAGGTGATCTAATATTAAAAGCTGGTGCCTTGTCATACTTAAGGTTGTAATACTTAGCCTCTCTTGCCTTAGCGCTAGTAACATGAGAAGCAGCAGTAGTCTGGAATTGACCTCTCTCAACATTGTTAAAGGAGTTTCTTGTCTTTGAGCTGTATTTTACAATCTCACTCTCAATTTTTAAATACCCAGAAGTTGGGAATGGTGGATCCTCGGTTGTTGATACATAAATAGTATTAGCGCTTGAGTTTATATTTGCAGTAAGCGCAACAGAGCTTAGCGTTGTAGGATCTGGGGCTCTCCATAGAGACTGTGTTCCAGCAGCGGCTGATGCAAGCCCTGCAATCGGTATAACCACTTTATTACACTGTAGCGCAACAGTGTAGTCAGCATCAATAATACTAGAAGAGTCGCTAATGGTGTATTGCACATTGGCATGTTGTGGAATTGATGATTCAAAAAAACGATAGAAATGCTCGTATCTTGCTTTGTTTTGTTCATCTATGTATACACGACCAAGATCAGCAAATGTTATACCGTCAAGAATTGACCTGATTGTTTCATCATTACCATAAAGAAATGGAAACATTGTCAAAGGCTGTATACTTGATTCACTATATCTCTCCGCAACATCTTGATCAGATAGAGCGACATTATACAGTGCGAATTCATCAATAGTAAACGCTCTAAATGCAGACGGGGCTGATTCCCCAGTCCCAGAAGTATAAGAAGCACCACGACCACCAATTGTAATATCTCTACTTGTCCATGCAATAGGTGTTCCTTCTACAACCTCGCTATCTGCAATTTGACCGTTAACATAGTATTTAAGAGTATTGTCTGAATATGTGACAGTAATATGATGGAAAGAAGAATTAGACAGAGCAGTGTTTGAAGATACTGTTTCTGTAACAACTGTTGCATTGGACAGTGTTTTTATTTTAAACCCATGAGATGAGCTATTATTAAAAAATTCAAAACCAGTATTAGGATTTGAATTAGACCAGTTACTTATATACTCCCCATCCGAGGCAAACGATCCGCTGTTAAACTTAGTGAACAACTCAAAAGACCAGTCACCAGTGTAGAGATATGAATTTGAATTAGTCACATCTAGCGAAGAGTGATAAGGTATTCTAATATAAGAATTAGACGCAAGAAGCACAGACTTATTATCTGGCTCCGATGTTAACCCAGTTGCTTGAGATAGAGATGGTGAGGCTATATAGATACCATTATTCCTGTTAACATTTCTATTTGGATCTGAGGTAAATGCGGCATTCCTTGACCCAATAGAGTCAGTTGCCACAACTGTGCAAAACTCACCAGCGCTGATCAGCGCATCAGAAGATATACCAACAGCTTTGTAGAGTTTGATTGAAAAGCTTGATCCGTTACTATCATCAAATGAATGAAAAAATTCAATTCTTATTTTTCTTGGAGAGCCAGCTGTTAAGTCAAGAAGGTCTGATTGGAACCTGGTCAGCGCCCCGCCAGTTGTTGTGTTCATTCTCCATTGATTAAGTATCAGAGTGTCATCTAGATATATTCTTACACCACCATATCTAATATAAACAACAAGTCTCTGCTCACCAGATGTTCTGGGGATGTAGTACCCGTCAAATACGCCGTTAAAGTATTGACTATATGTTGTGCCGTTTGTTCCAGTAAAAGAAAAATCGGTAATTTCAATTGCCGATGTCACATTATCTGAGATATCTTTTGACAGAGCAACATAGCTCGGGCTTACAAATGATTTTAACCCAAGGGCTAAGTCAAGTGGTGACAATTGCTTATCTAGCGCATCTGCTAATATATCTTTTACATTAGGCTCACCACCAGAAGGCATTCCCCAGAACCTTGCTCTCAAACCACTTCCAGGAATAATAACATTGCCGCTTCGGTCAATTGCTTCTTCGTTAAAAGAGTAATTAGCAATTGCTCCACGATCCCTGGAACCAGAACTATATTTACCTAGCTTCTTAACATCGGCACTTGGAAAGTTTGCCCTCATCAATAGATTTTTTACAGCATCTCCAACATATGCATTTTGCATAAAGAAGCCTGTATTAATTGTTCTTTCAGTTAAATATTTTGACCAGTCATTGAGTGATACTGACACGGACATTGAAGATGAAGAAGAAGACCATTCATCAACATAATATGTTCCAGCAGATACATATTCAAATAAATCAAATGTTATGGATGTACCAGACGCATGACTTCTTGCAATAGACCCAGCATAACCCCTCTCCTCAACAACAACTGTTCTATCATCACTTGACTGAGAACATAGGATTATCTCTTCATTCTGAGTTCCCTTACCAATTATCAGGGTAAAATAATTACCAGCACCGCCAGATGGAAATCCAGTAGCGTCTACCACAGAGATAGTTGTTGATGAAGATGTGATGTTTGAAGCAATGGTGGATGAGTAGTATTCTGCATTTAAATCTTCTAAATTTTTTTTAATTCTCCAACCCGTAGCGATACTTACTTTTAAATCTTTCTTCATATACTTACCAAACAATGAAGCATTATTGAAAATACTAAAATTCTTTTCTGTATTATCTAGATTGATAGATGCTTTAGCGGTTTCAGATCCACCAATTGGCAAGCTGCTTTGATGAACATCACTTGTTCTGGAGAATTCATAATCAATTACATAGTCTGTAATATCTGTTTCATAGATAGGAATTACTTCTTGAATTCTTGCCCTATCTTGAGGGTTCTTTGTTGTGCGAACAGTCACCCTTATTCTTGCAACATTTTGTGATGTTTGTGTTGATATAATGTGATCTTGATAATATGAACCATCCTTTACCTGTCCCTCTTCCGAAAGGATTAGTGTTGAAGCAGCGTTGTAAGCCTCAACTAGATAGTTTGAAATACCGCCAAAAAACTCAGATGTCACAATGCGGATACGATTAACTTTCCTCTCATCAAAAACAGCCTGGATATACGGGTTTGTTGAGAAGCCATATCCACTGTATGTAGAATGAGTGTTTGAATTACTAACGCTATTTGACCACCACCCAAATTCAAGAGAGCTGCCCAGTTGGGTATTGCTTAAATCACTGCCCGTCAAGGAAGGCATTGCATGGTAGGTTCCATCTGCTGTAATAACTTTGCCGTTCTCGTCTTTTGCACCAGCCACAGCCCATGTAAAAGATTGCCTCTCCACGCCATTAAAAGCTTGAGTTTTATCAAAATAAAAACCGATACTAGGGTATGCCGAATTCGCATGGCTATCATTTGTAGTGACAACCAGATTATCAATATGCCTACTATCTAACCATTGAATAACAATTTTTGGCTTTACTCTTTGGGCTACTGAGGTAGATGCTGTCTCAAAAGAGCTAGATAAAGTCTTGCCGTAAATATCAGTTGTTAACACTACACCTCCTCTAATGAAATAGAGCAATCAAAATAGTATACATTATCAACCATATCTCTTCTAATTAAATTTTCAGAAAAGTCTTTAATAAAGACATTGTAAACAGTTTCTGTATATGGAGTGACTCCATCAGAATCTTGATTAATAACTTTTAATTGGTGAACATCTGGGTCCAGTGATATTTTTCTAAGGTAGTCCCTGGAGTGTCTTTCATCAACAGTGAATTCTCTAAAGTTAGGAATAAATCTCCAGTTTATACTGAATGACTTTTTATCTGCAGATGATTGATTTTTATAATATCTTGAACTATCGCCAGCCCAATTTCTATTTTCAATAAATACAGGCATTGAGGATATGTTTAAAGTTCTGTTTTGGTTTGTCAATGGCTTTCCATCAAGTATCAACAATGTTCTTATTGAGCTTGAATCAACACCAGTTACCGAGCTAAACTTAACAAACTTAGCGCTGACATTTGTATTCTGCAAAAGAACAATTCTGGCTGTTGCAAGAGTAATTCTTCCAATAGTGCTTAGATTTACAGACCCAGAAAGGTTTGCTGATGCAAACTTGATTGCTGTTCCAGATGCTAAAACATTTGTATTTGATGAAAGCGCAGTGTTTAAATGAGCAAATTTAAGAATTGAAGATACCACATTGGAATTAGCTTCAATAGAAATCTGAGATATGCGCAGCCCTATACTGGTAACAGAGATGTCTGAATTTGCAGAAATTGAAGAATCGGAATATGCAATTTTTGTAATATTTGTGCTAAGAGATACATCGCCAGAAATGCTTACTGAACCATCTTGTCTTTCTGTTGCAACAATTACGGTTGCGCCATCTACAGACAGATCCGCCGCTGCATAGGCTATCTTTGTAAAAGATGTGTCTAGCGAAGCTGACGCAGATATGTCTGAGGCAATATTAATAATATTGGTGAGCGAAACAGTTAGACCCGAACTGACTTGAATCTCAATAAAGACATCAGCTTCATCGCCTTGGTAAAAATCTATACCACGGCTAAATGGGTCTGAGAATGAATATAGGCTATTGTCAGACATTTAAGCCTCTCTGAACGAGACTTGAACATTGTAATATGAACAGTCTGTTTTAATATCTCTTCTTACCAGCTCTTCCGAGTATGAGTCTGCGTAGACATATGTTGTGAATGGTGGTTCATTTGGGTCAATGTCAATTGATAGAGTTATTTTACCCCTGTACGACATTAGAGAGATTAAATAATCCCTACCAACCCGACCATCAATGGTCTTATCAGTGTTGCTTGGAAGATAATAATAGCTAAGGCTATATGTATTTTTTGCTGACTTAATATATCTTTTTTTGTTTCCATTATTCATCATTACATCAGATGAATTGCTATCAACCGATGTTGATAGTGTTCTGCCATGTTCGGTTATTTCAGTGCCATTGAGTTTTATTACATTGACTAAAGTTGGTAATTGATTTTGGATAGCAGGCATTACAGACCCTGGTTGATTCCGTTATACGACCTTACAACACGAGGTTGAACACCAGCCGCTTTTTGATTCTTTGGCAATACATTGACATTGTACTCCTTCATCATTGAGTTAAACCATTCTTCTTCACCAATAAAGTTATCAACATAAATATTTGTATTTTGTGTTGACATAGTTACATTTTGTCCACCATTTGGTGCTGAATTCCTTGGCGCATTAAATCTCATATTGTTAAGGTTCTGCAGAGTTGCGGCTCCAATACTCTGCACAGCTTTTGCGCTCATAATATATTCACCACCATGAAGTAGCGCTGGTATTGATTGTGACATTGCTTTGTTCAAATAACCACCAGCAGCAAATTTAGGAATACTTCCACCCATCCATCTCGGACCACTGTTTTGTCCAAGAACCGCAGCTCTTGAAGCAACTGCCAATCTAGAGAGATATGTATCTACGGATCCATAGTAGCCAATTGGTCTCACTGCGCTAGATACTGGAGGCACACTAGGTGTTCCTCCACTATTAGCAGCTTCCGCCTGAGCATCTCCAGCAGCTTTTGCTTTAGCCTCAAGCTCAGCCCATTTCTTAATCAAAGGATCAAGCAAGTCCTTCATATTGTCAACTTCAGAACCAACACCGCCAACAGTATTTCTAAAGTCATCCAGGATTGCCTTGTTGCCATCCTTAATCGCTTTCTGATAGACAGTAGTTGGATCAGCATCAGTTACTGCTTTATTAAAGTCTGCTACAAATCCACTGTAGATAAGCGTTGTGATTTCTTTAAAACCATCAGATGCGTTATCTTTAATACCAGTTGTAATTTCTCCAAAAGTGTCAACAACGAATTGTTTATTATCACCCATAGCTCCGCCCATATCCATGAGCATTCCAATCGTTGAACCAATCACAGTACTGCTGTCAGCAGTTCCTTTTCCAAGACCATATTTATCAACAGCAACTTTGACCAAATCATCAAGATTTGTTGTAAATGCACCAACAACATCATTTGGCATCTTGCTACTTATTGTTGATGCAAAGTCATCAAACATTTTTGAAAATTCAGTTCCGCTATCGTTAGCTGTTTTTTTAGCCAACTCGGTAAGGGATGTCATCTGGTCAATATAATCTTGCTTTGTTACTGGAGGGAACTTAAGAATTTCAGAAGCAGCATTGCCAAATTTTTCAGCAGTGGTGTCAAAGAATTTATCTGCCTCTTCTCTTGCAGTTGTGATTGCACTCTTTAATGCATCAAGGTTTTCTGCAGCGAGTTCTTTCTTTCTTGAGGAATCAATTTCACCAATTGACTTTGCACTATCTGCTGCATCTTTGCGATCCTGAAGATCAAGCATTCTTGCATCATCAATTCTTCCTTCGTAAATTGCAAGAGCACGATTTCTAATATAGTTCTGAGACTGGAGCGCCCTTTCCTCAATAGCCTGTCTTCTAGCTGCCTCATACTCCTTTGTCTTTGTAAGAGATTCTTCCGCCTTAGCAAGCTTGTCAAGAGTATCAATTTGTGAATCATAGACAGCAAGAGCAGCATCTTTTTGTTTCTTCAATGCTTCTTCAAGATTTGTTTGCAATTTATTAAGAGCATTAGACATTTCACCTTTGACATAATCCTGAAGCTTTTGAGCTAGATCTTTAATGGCATCTTTATAAGCGCCCTTAACAGCATCTTTGACTTTATCTCCAAGACCATCACCAGTTGAGTTAGTAATCGCTTCATTTGCAACTTCTCCAATAGCATTTCCGCCATCTTTAGCTTCTTTTTTAGCTCCGTTGAGAGCTTTTCCAACAGACTTACCAATTCCTTTTGAAGTCAGAGCATCTAGACCCTTATTTGCCGCCTTACCAGCCGCATCAAGTAGACCGTTTACAGCACCAGTTCCTGCATCAACAAGACCGAACATTCCATCAACAACAAAGTTGACCTTATCGCCTAATCCTTTAAACATTCCGCCGATACCAGGAATTTTACCCATGAGTGTTAATATCTTGGCTAGAGCTTTTGGAATCAATGTGAAGTATGTAAGAACTGCTTTAATACCAATACCAAAGAGACTTACAAAACCTTTCATAAAACCAATTACAATATTTACAACAAGCTTTAAAGCAAAGCCAATTGCTGAAACAATGTAACCAGCAGCCTTACCCCATTCACCTTGGAATATAGATACAACTGCAGCAACAACATTGGCAATAGAGTAGAAGATTGGTTGAATTACTTGAACAACAATTGCTTTAATAAAATTAGCTGTTTTTTCAACAACAGACATTAAAGCCGTAAATGCTTTACCTATA